TCTGCATTTTTAATTCTAACAAACACATAATCTGAAGATATTGTTTCTTTTGAATTTAATTGGAAACTACTTCCTGATTGTATTGTCTGTAATATTAAAAGATTATTTGTATTATTTACAGCAGTAGGACCTGTTCCGGTATAAAAAGAAAGTCCTAAACCACCTCCTGCTCCTGTAGGGCAAGATAAAGCACTAGGATTTAACAATATTAAACCAACATCAGGTAAAAATAATCCATAAGATCCTGAAGCAGTATATCCAGGTGCTGGTGCTCCAGTTGCTAAAGGAGAATTTTGTGCACTACCATTTGATCCTGAAATGATATTAAATACTCTACCGCAATCTAAATAAGATATAGTAGATACATCATTTGAATTATCAGTTAATTTAATTGTATTTGCAGCACTACCATAACTTAAACTAAGATTAAAAGTGCCTGGGAATAAACTCTCTTTATATCTATTTCTATCTATTGCAATAGCAATCAAGTCCATAGAAGAAGTCATGCCTGCACCAAAATTTACATTAATTTCATTATCTCCATAAATAATATTTCTAAATTGGCCAAAATTAATTCTAGTCGGTGTATTTTGAGATACTAATGCGTTTAATGGAGCAGATCCTGTTCCATTTATATGTCCATATGCAATAGAAAATTGAACTGCTGCATTAATATTTGTAGAAGCTGTATTATATACATCTACATAATAACTGCTAGTAATTCCACTAGAAGCAGTATAAAATGTAGTTAATGTAGGGAGATTACTGCTCCATGCTGGTGCTGTTACTGCATCAGATGATACTACTAGGTCTGTTGGGTCTAATTTTGTAAACGACATAATTTATTATTGGGTTACTTTTGTTATTTGTACAGGAATAGATATTCTAGCTCCAGAATCTCTACCAGTTACAGTTAATATTGTGTATAATGAGGTATTTGTTCCAAATAGAGTATTCACAGTTGTTGCTGTGATATTAATAGTTGTTCCAATTACTGTTTTACTCACATTAGTACCAATAGTAGTAGTACTATTTAATGTAGTAGCTTCTGGTGTGTTTATACCAACACCATTAAATGTTGATGTAGTTCTAACATCTCCAATTGTAGCAACATATCCAGATTGTTCAAATGTTGTTGTAGCTCCTAAATAGTTTAGAGTTTGAGGAGTAATTGAAAGAGAAGATCCTTGCTTAATAACAATATTATTATATCCAAGATCTAATACAGGAAGTTTTGCAGTTCCTCTTGGTAAAGTAATTAATTTATACTTCATTATTTCTTGATCACTTGGATATGCTTGTAATATAGGCATATTTTCAATTGCCTCACCATAAAATGCAGATCCAGATGGGTGATTAGGATTATATAAAGAATAATCTACTTCATCATCTGATACTGAAAATTGTGTAATTTGAAATGATCCATCATTTCTTGCGAGTAATTCTCTTCCTTTTTTTGTAAGAATCGCATCAACAACTACTGATGTGCTACTTAAATATGACATATTTTATCTTTTTGTTTGTTATAAATATTTGAATTTAAAGAATTATTTTATAATTTTTATATTGTATTTGCTTGAGTTGATAATAATTGTTGTTGTACATTTGTTTGTAAAGAAGATATATTATTTAATATAGATCCTGTTGTTATATCTGATATTACAAATCCGTATGATGTTTGCCCAAGTGGTTTATTAAATGTTAATATTATATTCTGTTCGTCTTGTAATTTTTTTATTATTAAAAATTTAGTAATATTTTGAGGAGATATAATAAAATAACTATCTAAATCTGGCGATACATAAATCCATAATTGTCCATTTACTAATGAGGTTTGAAATATTTCAACTACTTGAATTCTACCGTCAATAGATTGCATAACTATCTTATCTCCAAAACTTAAATTAAATGGATAATTTATATCTCCATATTGAGAATATAAACTACTAGATACTATTGTTGTATTAGGATCTGATCCTGATAAAAAATATGGAATTTGTTGATAGTTTTGTATAAATGAACTTATACTTGAATTAAGTACTAATATATTTGGTGCAAGAGTTCCAGATACAAAATTACCAACATCAATACTAGATGTAGCATAAGGATATCCTCCAATTAATATTGGTTGCAAATCAATAGTTAATTCTCCTGTTGTTAATGAGCCAGTCCAGTTTCCACTCTGAGGTTGGTACTCATTAATCAATTCAAATGTTATAATATCTCCAGAATTTAGATTATAGGCGATTGTAGATATGTTATAGTTTAGAGATCCTGAATATGCTGGCATAATTATTAAATTAGTTTAATATAACTATTTTATTTATTAATATCTCATTAAAGTCTTTAGTTAATAAAATATCTCCAATTATTAAATTATCTGTTGTTTGTTCAATCCAAACACCATTCTTTTTAATTATATGTTTATGAGAATCTGTACATTTTAATAATGAATCATTTATTATAAATAATTTATTAACAACACTCTCTCTTTTATGAGTTACTATAGATTTTTCATATTCCATAGTTTTTAAATCAATAGTTAACAATTCATCTCCTATTTTAATATCATTTAAAATAATATCATTTCCATCAAATTTAGAAATTAATGTATCAGGAGTTAAACAATTTGTTATAAGTCTTGTAAATTTACTAGTGCCTGTACCCCCAGAGTAATAACTAGTTGATCCAGAAGATAGTTTTCCTGCCGCATCTCTTGCCCAAACACTACCAGTATATCCTATTACTCCATTAGTATTATAATATTGTTCATTGTAATAAAATAATCCTGTTAATTGACTAGCATTAGCTGCAGTATTTGTATTAGTAGGTAAAGAAACACTTTTACAACCACCTCCTGGATCTATTACATTTGTTCCATATACACTAGCACGAACTGATATTGGATATACAGGAGAATAGTTATTACCAAATGTTATAGTATATTGGTGTGAAACTAGTCTATCTGCAGCATACACTGACGAACAATCAACTTTATTATGTGTTAAAACATTATTTGCTATATATGTTTGAGTAGAAGTTGATATATCTATTACTTTAAATTCCATAATTAATTTATATTTTTTAAATCATTTAATCACCAGGAACAATACCTGCACCCCATGCAACATATAAATTATTATCTGGAGGAGATAGCGGTGCATATTGTAAAATTTTATTAGATGATGTAATAACAGTTCTTACTCCTTGAGGAGTTGTTCTTACAACTTTTATTGAAAAAGATGCACTATCAGTTGTTGCAGACGCTGTTATATTTATTCCAAAATTTAAATTGATACTATAATTACCTGCAAAATTAACTGTATAAGTTGAATAAGGAGATATACCACTAACACCAGGACTATAATTATCATTTGGATCTACTTGTTCATTATCAAATATATTATAAATTGATTGTGTAAAATTAGATCCTGATGCAGAACCTGTATACCAGTTACCAATAGAAACACTATTACCATAAATAAAATTATTTGGATTTGCAGAAGCAGATGCAGGATAGTTTTGAGATTGTAAATAAGCTAATCCTTCTCCTAAATAATTAAAATAAACTTTTTTATCTAATTGTTGATTAAAATAAAGAATTGGACTATAACTATATCCACTTTCATAAATTAATTTTTGTCCATCAGTAAATTTCTGATTGCTATATTTAGTATTATCAAATTGTTTAATAGTTAAATAAGTTCCCGCCTTAAAAGTATTTTGTACTTCAAACCAGTTATTATTTAATAAGTTTAATTCATATAAACCTACAGATGCATCAACTAAATATCCCATCCTAACATTTACTTTGCCAGGTAAAAATGAGCTTGTGCTTATTTGATTAAATAATCCTAATTTACTAACTGTATGATCTATAGCAGGTGAATTACCATAAGATCTATCACCAGGCCAAGATCCAGTTGCTGGAGTATATACATTATATGTATAACTTTCTACTCTAGATCCATAATACCTTGGAATAGTACTTCTTTGAGCAAAATAGTTAAAGTCTTGTAATTCTGCATATGGATTATTTGGATTAGTATATGTAGAATAGTTATCTATTTGAGAATTCTGTATTGATTCAGTTATTAGATCATAATTTATAGGGGTATTAGCATTAGAAGTGTAATCTAAATCTAAATACCTTTTTGATCTTACAGAAGCTGAGACATTTTGATATAATGCTCCTAAATTTATATTAATAGGACCATATATTGAATTAAGTGATAATTCTGTTTGATCTCCTACACTATTTAAATCAGTTGCAATTATTTTAGTTCCTTGAAATTCTCCACTATATTTTTCAAATCCAAAGGAATTTGTTGTTGGAATATATCCTAATGAAGAAGTTATTAAAACATTTGTTGTCGTATCTATAGTATATGAATTAGCTGCTGATCCACTTATAACAACCATATCAATAGACTGAGAATAGTCTTGAAATGATGCTGATGGTTCATGCCTAGCATATTTATTCCTTTCTAAAATATGTGGCTTAATAATTATTCCTGAGGAAAGACTTGCTCTTGCAGGAACAAAGTCTTTTAACATCTTGAATAAGGAGTTATTATAAAATTTAATAAGTCTTATATATTCAGATATGCTATGCTTTCCAGTATAAGCTTGAAAATAAGTATCTCTTGTGGAATCTAAATCAGCATATGAAGATGAATATTGATCTGTAGGTCTTCCAATTAAAGAATCAATACTATACAATCCTAATGATGAAGTTATATTTGCATTGATTGCATCTGACGGAGAAAATCCAATTTCTATGTTTGTACTATTTTTATTATAGTCTGAACTATATTGTTGAATACTAGTATTTAAAGATAATAAAGATCCAGATAATTCATTTATAACTGGTATATTAATTTTACTATCATTTAATTGTATAACATCATAAGATCCACTTATAGAAGTTCCGCCAAATTCATTTATAGTTAATATAGTATCAGGAATACCATAACAAGCAATTAAAGCTTTAATTCCTCTTTCTGTACCTCTTGTTTTTAACAAATATGGAAGATTATGATATATTCTTTTATAAACTTCTTTTTGAATTTGATCATAAGGTAAAGTTTCTAAACTTGATGTCACATAGCTTATTGGGTAAATAGGAGATCCCTCAGAACCTGTAGGAGGTAATGAATTTCCATTTTCATTTATACCAAAAAGACTATAAAAAGTACTATCTGATAAATTTGTATTAGTATATAATTCTATTCCTAAACCTTTGATTGCATCAGCAACTAAATCTAATGAAATGCCTGTATCAGGATTATTAGTCGCATTAAATCTATTACTAACATCTTTATAATATATCCAAATATTATCAAAATGTTGTCCAATCATATCTATAAATGTTATGTATGATTGATTAGTTGGATCATCTAAAAGATATTGAGGTATTGAATTTCTTAATGAGTTATTATTGATATTATCATATAAAGATGATGAATATAAAATAGAAGTTATACCAAGTGATGGAATAGTCGTTTCTGATCCTAACCAATTATATGCAGCTGATGATGTGACTGAATAAAGTTCATATGGCTTACTAGATGTACTTTTTGGCCAAGCAAAAGCACCAGAAGTATAATATAAATAATATTCATATCCATCAAATTTTTGTATGATAGAATTAATGCTATTTTGTAATGTTACTATAGAACCTGATGTGATTTGTTGAACTTGACTATTTCCTAATATAGCAGATTGTGAAATTATTTGTTGATTATAAGTTTCAATTAATCCTAATTTATATACAAAATTTTGTATCCTTTCTGTAGCATTAGAAAAGTGTATAAAATTATCAAAACTTGTATAATCTACATTTATTGATACTGCTTTATCATCATAGTATGATATTAATTGTTGTATTGATGAAGATATCGGAGATGAGAATAAACTATTATATGAATAATACGGAGTAGTTTGACCAACTTTTTGTGTTGTTGTTATTTTAAAATTTGGACCCCTTAATTTATTTTCTTCAATAATTATTGGAGTTTCTACTTGAATATTTACTTGAAAACTATATGATTCTGAAATTTTATCAACAATCCATAGTTTATCTTTTATATCAAAATCAATTGGAAGAGGTTCATATAATTTTATTAATATATAACTATTTGTACCATCATTTATATAAGCAGCATTGATTGCAATAATTAAATTATTATTTCCAAAATTTAAATAAAAATCTCCAAAATAATTTTTTTGATTTAAATAAGATTGGAAATCAGTTAATCCAGATTGCATATCATTCCCAGAAATATTTTGAGAAGATAATTTTAATTCTAATCTAGATGAAGAAATTTCTTTTATCCAATAAAATTTTCCAGAGTTTGAATTAAATAAATTCTTTAAAAAATTATATTGAATATTTACAATCCCTCTATTAAAACCCTCATTTTTTACATCAGATACTGGATCTAATATTATTGATGTGAATTTATTAGTACCAGAATTTACTTCAGCTGTTTTTACATATGATTGTAAATTATAATTATAACTTAGTATATTTCCATTTTCATCAGATATAAAAGCTTCTATATAATCATTAACATCTCCAAAAGTAGAATTTACTACTGTAGATGATAATAAATTTTCATCTTTATTAGAATAACTTTGTTTATTTTCTCCAATTCCATTAAATGATAGATTGACTATTTCCATTATAATATAATATTTTTTAAGACGTTATTGAACTTATATTTAGATAAGTTTCTGATAAATCTATCAATTGTTGTCTTAATGAATTAATTTCGTCAATTAGTGCTAATTTTTCTGGATCTTCACTAGATCCTCCGATATATTGCCGACTTCTTTGTACCAACGTTGCATGAGAATTATCTCCAGATATTGGAATATCATAAAATAATTGATCATAATAAGAAAAAAATTGTGATACAGTAAAAGGACTTGATTCTATTACTGAAGGAGTAGTAATAAATTCATGGAATTCAGTATCAATAGAGTTTTTATAAGTACTAATTCCTTTTACTTTTTTATAAAAATCAATTTTTTCCATTATCTGATAATTTTAAAAATATTATTATTATCTACAACTATAGATTCTCCTGTGCCTAATTCATATTTAATTAGTATTTTATAATACCTTTCTGGCTCTAATCCATTTATATATAAACTAAAAAAACTTCCTAATTTATCACAACTAATTAATGTGTAATTATCATCAAAATCTATAATAATATCCTCAGTTTTTACATCTTGAATTGCCCAATATGAATTTTTTGGTAAGCATTTATTAGATGTATATATAGAAGATGTGGTAAATGTTCTAGTTGGATATTTATCTCTAGCACTTATTCTAAATTCATATTTTTGAGTAGTTGATTTTATTTTATATGGATTATTCACAATATTAATAACAGAATTACTATTATTTATAATAGAAAGACTTCCTGTATTATAACTACTATCATTCCATCTTATTTCTAAACAAGGTGGAAAAATTGTATGAGTATCAACACTAAAAAAGTTTGTAACAATATAACTTTTATTATTATTTTCTATAGAACTTAAATGTTTTAAGATTATACCATTATTAGAGTCTCCATTAAACCAATTATTAAGAATATTAGAAATATTAACATTAATATCTTTATTATCTTTGTATCCAAAAGATTCAGTAACTACATTATTCCAAGACCCTCCTCCTGATGTGATATAATAACTTGGATTTGTCCAAGAATTATTAGATGTTATATATGATGAAGTACTATACCAACAAACGCCATTTTCTGTTTCTGGATTATCAGAAAATTTGCCCGTTCCCATTATCCAAGAGTCATCTACTTGTCCAAATTCTAAAGTATATGGAATAGTTAATCCTTCTGCATTCGCTAAATATAACTTTAAATAAGCCTCCCATGAAGATCCAGAAGATAAATTATTAATAGTATTAATATCATCATTACTAAAAATAATTAAAGATCTTCTTATATCATCAATAGAAGCATTGCTGTTTTTAACAGATACTTCTAATATTTCATCTAGTCCAGTATTTTTTGCTGGGAATGCTGAATATAGTGTTGAATCTGCTGCAGGAAATATTTTATATACTGCCATTTAGTTTAATTTATTATATATTAAAAAGTAACAACCCTACCTGTAATATCATTATCAAGATATTTAACTTCAAAAATAGAAGGATCTAATGATGGATATACAATTCCATTAATAGTTGCTCCAGGTATATCATAAGAATATTTAGAATATCCATTAGATATTCCAGATTTATTAGTTATTTCAACTTTTTTAACTGTTTGAACTCCTTCAATTTGATCTAATAAAGAATATATATTACTTAATATAATAGGTTGATTAATTTGAAAATTTCCAATATTAAAATAATCTTTCATTTTAATTAAGCACCTTGATATAACATCTTGACCAGAATAATTTGGATTTATTATAATATCAAAATTACAACCTATATTAATAATATATGCAGGTTTTATATTAACTGCATCTGTCATTAGTCTATAATCTGATAAATATGATTGTAAATTATCCATTAATAAATCTGATGGTTCAGCTAAATGTCCTGCTGAATCTAAACTCAAAATATATAGACTAATTAAGACTTGATCTCTTTGAGTAAGATCTTGCCCTATATAATTAATAAATGTAGAATCATCTTTAGTTACATAGGCTTTAGATATTTTACCAAATTTTCCTGGCATACTAAGAGTTCTTGCCATATAATCTTGTTGAGTAACTGCTCTTAATTGTGTAGGAAATTCTGCTAAAGTATTTAATCTTAATTCTTGTATTGTATCACCATCTCCTCCACCAGCTGCTGCTTTAGGATTATTAGTAGCTACTGTATTTTGTAAAGTTAGATTATTTCCTATAGCTGTAAAAGATGCAGGGATTGTTAATTGATTAGCTAATGCATTTGCACTAGCACCACCTCCAACTAAATAACTTACTGTAAGTGTGGTATTTTTTGGGGCTAATCCATATGTTTGAGTAGTTACAAAATTTGTTGGATCAAATGATGCTGTAAAAGATGATAATCCATTGGTTAGTCCTACACTTATAGCATTTGGATTAGGTATAATTGCGCTATCTGCAACAGAATTAATACCAGGCCCAAATTCTATTATCATAGTTTCATTAGATTGAAATCTAGTAGTAAATCTTCTTGGAACTTGTAATTTTTGTATTAAATAAGGGACTTGATCATTAGTACTTGGATCTGTATTTGTTACAGAATTAACAATATAATCTTGTGCTAAATAAGGCACTTCATACCATTTATTACCATCACTATCAGTAATATCAGTTATAGTAATAATATTTTTTTCATTAATAGAAATAGTAGAGAATCTTTCTGCAGCTCCAAAACTAAAAGTTTTACTTTTTACTTGTCCAGATATAGCTTTTGTTTTTTTAGAAAGTAAATAACTTTGTGGAATACCTGCTGATGATTGATAAACTTCTACTGTAGTAGGATCATAAGATGAAGATATAGTAAAATCTACTTTTTCTGGTATATAAAAAAATATGTTATTATTAACATTTGATTTTACTTGCATACCTGGTTGAATAGTAATAGCATAATTAAAATCTGGATAATATTGTCCTCCTGATGTGTTAGCTAAAACAGTTTGGTATACATCTAATTCAACAGATGCTGCAGAAGTTACTTTTGGTCTATATCCTAACATGTATGCCAAAGTATATAAATTATTTGGCTGCTTTGCATATTGTAAAAATGTTTCTTGTAGTTGATTATCTAAATAAAAAGATAATACATCTCCAACAAATGCAGCCATCTCAATGAACATAGATCCAGGAGATGCTTGATTAAAGTCATTATATACGGTTGGATAGTAAGATTTAGCATATTCAATCAAATCAGATTTGAAAGTACCAAAATCTTTATTTAAATATTTTATATCTTTTTTCTCTGCCATTTTTAAGCATTTTGGATTGCGATAATTGCCGTATCGGTTTCTGATGTATTTAATAATTTATAACTAAATTCTATTGTTATTGAATTATAGTTTGGATTTCCTTTTATTGATAATTGAGTAATTTCTATATTTGGAAAATTTGATTCTATTTGAGATCTTAAAGATAGTTCTAAACTATCTATTGTTTGAGTAGATATTTGTTCAAATAATTTTGATCTTAATCCAGCACCAAATGTAGGGTTGAACGGTCTTTCTCTTTTATCAGTTAAAAGATAGTTTATTATATTATACTTTGTTTGTTCTTTTGTAGTGTATACTGATGTAAAAACACTTGGAGATTCAAAAGGTATTTTAACACCAAGTGCAGTTGATGGTTTTAAATCTAATGGTGATATATTTCTAAATCCGTAAGCCATATTATATTGCTCCTTTATTTATTAAATTTTTCATTAAACCAGAATAATCTGGTACTTCATTTATTTGCACCATTGATATATCAGAACTAGGTCTAGCAGTTGATAACATTCCATTAATATCTCCAACTACTGGTTCTTTTGGTTGAAAAAATGAAGTTGGGTTAATATTATCAGTTCCAAAACTTAGTGTTTCTATATCATCGCTTCCCATTGCCATTGCAGTCTCATTTAATAGAGCATTTAACGGTGATGAATTAGTAAATTTTTGAACTACTGGTTTTTTATAAGTCTCAACAGTATTTAGTGTTAATGGAACTTGTTGCTTTTTAGTTTCTTTTATAACATTTTCAATACCTGAAGTTGGAACTTTTAATTCTTTCATAATTTTTGGCAATTCTTCTTTGAGAGCTGCCTTCAGTTCTTCTCTAATAATTTTTCTAAGTAAATCTATTTTTGCCATATTTTATAAATATTATTTTATTTTATTTTATTTGAGATATTTGTTTATTGAAATCAACTATTTTCTTTTGAGAATCATCTATTTGTTTATATTTTTGTTTAATTGACACTATTAATCCTGGTAATAAAGGGAGTCTGACTTTTAAAGCATCAATTTCTTCTTTTAAAGCTCTAATTAAATCATTTTCTGCTTTTATTGCCTCTTTTAATGATGCAATTTTTTGTCTTTTTACTAATCCACTAGAAAATTTTCCTTGAGGATCTGAGTTTTGTAAATCTTTTGCTAATTTTAATTTTGCTTTAGCCATTTGTTTTCTCATTCTTCTACGAAGTCTCTTACCTCCTTTTAATTTACTTACGAATGCATTTATATTTAGAGAGTCTTCTTGTTCATCGTTTTCATTTTCAGGATCATCAAGACCCATATCATAGTTTAAAGAATCTAACATATCTAAACTTGTTTGTTGGTCTATATCTTGAGAATCAAGATAATTTAAAGATTCATTTAAAATACTTATCTCATTTGCAGATAATTTAGTTTTTGATGCAGGGACTAATTTTTTTGATTCTAAAAGTAGTTTTACCTCTTCTATTATTATACGATCATCAGAAGCAAATGTAGGTGTTGTTTCCACTACTATAATTTGATTAATATCTAAAGCAATACCATATCTTCTTTTTAAATTAATTGCAGGATCTACTATTTGTTCTGTTATTATTTCAATTGTATAATCTCCATATTTATTATCAACTTTCTTTTTATTATTATCATAATTTTTTACAAACGCATCTAAATTATTTTTAGTATTTTGTAAATCATTTACTAAAGATTGTAAAGATGGAATTATATCACCTGTAATAGGTGGAACTGTTCCAGCAATTGGAGAAGTATTGAGTTCATTACAATTTTGTAAATTAATAGTTACTAAATTAGTAAGATCAATTAAATTTCCTATCTTTATTGAAACATCTTGAGAAACATAATATATATTATTTAATACTGAATTAATTTCTGATAATCTTTTTAGGAAATAGTCCATCCAATATTGCATTTTTTCATTTGCTCTTGCAGTAATAACATGAACACTTATAGTTCCAAAAATACTTGGAACAGGCATACCAGATAAAAATGCACTTATTACTTTAAATATTTTTATTAAAATAGTTGAAACAAATATAATTGTCCTTCCAATTTGAACATATCTTAAAATTTGTTCAGCAGTATGCTTAAGTTTTTCTGCGGTATTAACTATTTTTTTTATAGTAGGAATAATTCTTTTTGGATCAATTATTTTATCTAGCTTTTGTATATCTTTTCCTATATCAGAACCAAAATATGTATCTGCAAAAGATATTAAATTAACTGGATTATCTAAAGACTGAACAGCAATACAAACTTCTCTTATTTTATCTATATACTTTATTAATTTTTGTATATCATCATTTTTTAAATTTCTTACATCTGTGTATTTATACAATTGTTTATTTACATTTTGTAAATAATTTTCCATAATTGAAATAGATGGAAATGCCGCCCTTAATTCAGGATCTTTAAATGGATTATTAGTTTCCGAATCTAAAATTGTAGAAAAAAATTGTTTTATCTGTACTACAATAGATCCTAATGCAGTTTTTGATAATGGCGAATCAGGATCTTGATAGTTAGTATAATAAGTGTCTATTAATATTTGTATTTCGTATGCTGCATATTGTATTCTATATTTATTATATCCTAAAGTAGTGCTTGGTTTTTCATCAGGATTAAATTTTTTTGCTGAAGGTAATTTATTAATAGAGTATGAAAAAACATTACATAAATCAATACTTGCTAATAGATTTAGCAAATTTATTAATCCATAATCTAATGGATTTTGTAATTTTTTATTTGTAGAAATATCACTTTTTCCATAATAAAAATTATTAATTGCAACTCTAGCTTTATTTAGATCTTTATTTATCTGAGATGTATATCTACCAAATCCTTTGGCAAGACTTGTACCTGGTGGGGGATCAGGTCTATTTTCATTAATTTTTATAGGTGGATTATTATTTGGCATTATCTTGTAAATGTATTTTTAGATAAAGGATTTGATGGGTGTTCTTTATTAGAAAAAATACTGCTAATTTTTTGACAACTACTAAATAATATATTTCCTGCTTGGGATATATTTAAAAAAGATCCACCAGAATCTGTTTCAGCTACAGTTTGCATTAGACTTGCAGCATATTGTATATCTTTTATTAAATCTACTAATTGATCTATAAAAATTTTACCTTTTATTATTGGATCTCCTAATGTTTCTGCTTTATTTCCTAATTCTATTTTATCACAATTTAATAAAATTTTTTCATTAGCATCTAAATTTATAGTTTTAGTAGACGATAATGCTACCATTTCTTTACCAAATACAAATATACCATCTGTTGAAGAATACAATAATACTCTTTCTGATGAAAGAATTATTTGATTACCTTTAAATGGAAATTGTGGATTAAGCATAATTATTTTTATCTTGTTCTTCTGGTGATATACTATCATTAGTAGTGGGTAGTCCTTCTATTATAAGAACCTGCTCTACTTGAGGATTAAATCCTTTTCCTTGATTATAAGATCTATTAGGAAATGAATTAAGACCCACCATTTCTATTATTTGCCCAGAGGTTAAATATATAGAAGATCCATCTCTATTGATATCTTCAACTACTGTAGGAGATAATTGTTCTTGTGAATTTAAAGTTTTTTGAGAATTAACTATTATAGTAATAGGATTTCCATTATTATTTAAATCTCCTTGAGACCAATTATTTATACTTTTTAATCCGCTTACAGTAGATCCAAATCTTATTGATTGACCAAATCTTCCTTGAATTATAGTATCTCCTTCAAAAGGTCTTAAAAATTTTATATCACTTTTTTCTTGAAAAGTATATCCTTGAGGAATATTTGGATAGTCTTTATTTGTAGATGAATATCCTGGTTTAGATATTTCTGATTTAAGAAAATCAGCATATTCACCAAGATTTGGAAAAACATTTTGATTTGGATCATTCCAAATTGCAAAAGATGGTAGATACCAAAGATCTTGATTAGTTATATTATCATTTAAATCAGATGAAGGACCTGGGAATATTAACACAATCTCTCCTACATTTGGATATTGTCTTATAAATGAAAACATAGGATATGCAGGTTTAGAAAATGCCGAACTTGCTTTGATTTCTGTTTTATTACTATATAAGGGTTCAAAATACACTGCTCCCATATCCTTTTCAGAATAATATTTTGGATTAATTTTTTTATCTAAAATATTTTCTCCTAAAATGACATCTTTAACTCTTCCAATAATGAAAGAGTGTTTTTTCCCATCACCTTTTTTACCATCAAATGGATCAAACATTATCTATTAATTTTGTTTCTTCCTTATCTTTTGGAAAAATTGAATTTACCTCACTAAATAACTGAGCAATGTCTTTTTCTGATAATATACTAGGATCTCCTCCTTCAGCTTGAGTTTTTTCAGCAGCTTTTTGAAATAATTGTAGTATCTTCATAAGTACTTCATCATTCTTTAAACTAGAATCAAAAAAACCTTTTAATAAGGGAACAATAATAATAGCATCTCCAGGAGAAGATATTAATTCAGATAGTCTTTCTATCTCACCTAAAAGCCTATTCTCTTGATTCTTATGTTTATCATAAACCTCTTTAACAAGATCTGATATCTTTTTACCTTTAAATATTTCTTTTTCTAAGTCCATTATTTTTTAAATAAATATCAATGGTCTATATTTTCTATATAATTACTTAGTACTCGCTTATATATTGACTTTAATTTTTTAATAACTTTTGTTATTGTACTAGATTGAACATCTGTTATTTCTTTAATATAAATAAAGATTGCTTTTTTATTAAAAATATCAATATTTTCTCTCTTTTTAAATATTTCTAATATTGCATCAGCAGTTCTAATATCTTCTGGTTTATCAAATAAATCAAATAAATTATCATCTACTTCCTTAATAAATAAATCTACTACATCTAATCTATCAACATCAGATTCATTAGGTTTTTCAATTAATTTATCTATAGTATTTTCATCATTATGAATCTCTTGAAAATCTGTTTTTGATAAAACTCTTTTATAATTTTTTTGATTATATAAAATCAAATATCTTTTAACAATAGTACCAAAATATGAATATGCTTTTCCTTTTGATTGGTCATAAAGATCAATTTTTTGTAAAAGAAATGATATTACTTCATATTTTAAATCTTCTATATTATCAACATCAGTATAATAAAACTTAAATGTATGTATAATATTTTCTGCTAGTTTATAAAATGCATTATGAATTACTTCATTATAAATTCTATTCTTTTCAGAATATGTTTTAGCTAATCTATAATCTAATATAGCTTTTTCTGTATCTTCTGTAAAATATACATTTTTTGTCTTAGGCTTTCTTTTTCTAGGCTCTCCTTTTTTTGTAAGTTGAACTTCTGCTACCTTATCTAAATCTATTTGATTATTCATTATCTATAAAATCTTGTATTTGAGTTTGGATTTGTTTTACTGAATCAAATAATGCAAGTAATTCAGGATCTGATTGCACCCAAATTGTAGCGTCTATCTTTTGAACTGTTTTATCTACATCTTTCATTGTTAAAAGCATAGCACTAATAAAATTAGATTGTCTAATTAATGCTGATTCTAACTTTATATTTTTATTATAAAGATTGTAAATTATATAACCAATAATAGTAGTTGGCCATAGTACGATCATAATTGTTGTAAGCATATATTATTTATTTTGATTTTCAATTCTAGAAGCGGCTAAATCTGCTTGGTGAACTATGTAAGGAAGATTTGTTTTTAACTCAGATTCAGGTGAATATGTAATATAATATGATTTGTTTGCTTCTTCATAAAGTCCGTCATGTAATTTAATTGTTAAAAATTCATTTTCAGATACTTCAATATTTGCTTGTTGTAAGTAAAATAAACTTCGATCTGATACTCTCATATGAGTCATCTTACTATTATATTTGTAATATGCACCTTGGTTTTTTATATGCCATTCTGAATCATTAGGAATATAAAAAGGCTCATCATTTGTTCCAAGTTTTCCTAAATCATGGTTTAGACATGAAAATACTAATTCTTCTAACGTGTAATTTTTCTTCTGATTAAACTTATCCCAAACTCTGTCTATAACAAGAGCCATTTCTGTTACTCTTAACACATGATCTAAGTAACCTCCTGGGAAACAATTATGATGAGCCAGTTTTGTTGATGCTGGTGACATTGCTAGAGTTTCTTCAATTTCTTTATAGAAATCTAACATTTTTTGTTTACGATCCCCAGTAATATATTTGTCAATGTATTCTGCAAATTTAATAAGATTATCTTGTATTTGCTCTGCTGTTAATTTTTTCATAAAACCTTTTTATTTTAAATTTAAGTATTTTTTATGAATTGTAACATATTATCTATAGAGTGCACAAGAATAATCTTTTTATTATGTTCTAATTTAATTATTTTTCCAATTTCTTTATATTCATCTGGCATACATAAGATTAAAGTTCCATCACTATTTTCTATTTTACACATTGGATATAAATCACATCTAGATAAATACTCTAATTCAGAACATTCATTTTCATGATCTATGCACTGTTTTTCTATAAAATTTATATTAATTGACTTTAAATTGTCTTTAAATTTTTCACAATAAGGGCAACCTACAAGTGTGTAAATAGTTATTTTTTTCATAAATTATTTTTTTTAAATTTCATCATCTTCAGTATCTGTATAGAAATCAGGATCATTCTCTTCCAAAATTGCAATCCAGTATTCTAGATCTTCTTGGGATAGTTCATCATAAAATATTGATAAGTATTTATATACTGAATCAATTTCTTCTTCTGTCATTTTTTATATTTTAATATAATAAATATTTTTTACAGGGTATCTGCAAAAATTTTTAGTCTTGATATTATTTTCTACTATTTACTTATTACTAAAGCCCTGCGGAATGTTTTTTCCCGTCGGATTGATTACCGATATTCATTTAGATTTTTATAAATAGTTTTATTTATATACCTGAAGCATTGTTACCTTGATCTTAGCTCCTGGTAGTAAAATTTTTCTTTAATCTAAGACTCGCTCATGGAATCACACCAAGCTACGGTATAGAGCTTAAAGATTTACATTATACTACTAATATACAAAAAAGTTTTTAAATAAAAAAATATTTTCCGAAGTATGTTTTATAAAGTGCACATTAAAAATAAATTTTTCTAATTAAAAATAATGTTGTATGTTTATATTATGGATAATAGTAAGTATATATTAGGTCTATTAGAAAGTGTTCTGGGTAAGAGCAAACCGGACAAGAATAAAAAGGATCACGCCTTTTATTGTCCTATTTGTAAACACAAGAATCCTAAGTTAATAGTAAATGTAGTTTCTGGCCAATATAATTGTTGGACGTGTCACCCACCCACTAAAGGTAAAACACCAGTATCTTTACTAAAAAAATTAGGCGTTTCTGCAGATAAAATAGCAGAAATGAAAAAATACTTTAAGGGAGATAATACAAAAATAGAAGAATCTGCACATTCAGTAGTTACTCTACCATCAGAATTTATATCTTTAAGTGATATCCCAAAAAATATTAATTTAGAGTATAGACACGCAATGGCGTATTTGAAAAAAAGAAATATATCAGACTTAGATATAAAAAAATATAATATAGGATATTGTGCAAAAGGCAGATATAAAAATAGAATAATAATTCCATCTTATGATAAGAATGGAAAAATAAATTATTTTATTGGCAGATCTTTTGAAAAAGAAGCATTTCTTAAATATGATGCACCAAGCTGTTCAAAAACAGATATTATAGGATTTGAATACTTAATAAATTGGAAAATACCTGTTATATTATGTGAAGGATCATTTGATGCAATTGCTATAAAAAGAAATGCAATACCTTTATTTGGTAAAACAATTCCAAAGGCCTTAATGATGAAACTTGTTGAATCTGAAGTGAAAACAGTTTATTTAGCACTTGATAAAGACGCACTTAAAGAATCTATGACTTATGCAGAAAATCTGATAAACATGGGTAAAGAAGTATACTTAATAGAATTAAATGGAAAAGATCCATCTGATTTAGGTTTTGAAAATGTAACAAAATTATTACACAAAGCAACCCAATTAACATTCACAGATCTTTTGATCAAAAAAATGCAATTAGTATGATTGAAAAAACAAACAACATTTACAATAATAAAAGCCTAAAGCGTATTGTAGAAACAGACCCAGAATTAAGACAAATCACTTTACATGATTCTAGATATTATCAAAGATCCCCAGGAGTTTTTTATCCTTCAGTTACAACGATTTTATCTTATTTTCCTAAAGGAGCCTTTTTTGAGACTTGGTTAAAAGATACTGGGCATAATGCTGATTATATTATGAGAAGAGCTGGAGATGAAGGAACACAAGTACATGAAGCCGCAGAAAAAATACTTAAAGGACAAGAAGTGAGATGGATAGAAGCAGATGGTCGAGTAAATTATAATACCCATGTATGGAAAATGATACTAGGATTTTATGAGTTTTGGTCTACTAATAAACCAAAGCTTTTATTATCTGAAGAGTTTATGTTTTCTGATCAATACAAATATTCTGGTACTTTAGACTTATTAATAGAAATGAATGGTCAAAAATGGTTAATAGATATTAAAACATCTACAGCAATTCATCCAAGTTATTTTTTACAAATGGCAGCTTATTCTAATGCCTATACAGAGCGTTTTAATGAAAAGATAGATAGAACTGGTGTATTGTGGTTAAAGTCTAGTAAAAGAGGTCCAGACAAGACTGGTAAAAGAATTCAAGGATCAGGTTGGGAGTTAAAAGAAGGTGATAAAACACAAGAGGAATATTTTGATATGTTTTTACACACATACAAAACTTATAGAATTATGCATCCTGAAGAAGATATTGAACTCACTACACTACCAAATACAATAAAATTGGATTAACTTAGCTAATATTTATTAGATATGATTAAACTTTCTTCAATTCTGTTAGAGGTAACTAACAAACCTATAGCAATATTTTTAGCCGGTTCAGCAGGAGCTGGCAAAACATCATTTAGAAAAGAATTTATAGATCCAATTGGAGAATTTACTGTTCTAAATATTGATGACGAGTTTGAGCCTTTATTAAAAAAAGCTGGATTACCATTAGATTTTAGAAAATATAAAGGACCAGAAGATCTTTCTACTGCTGCAAAGGCAATGGGTACTGCACAAGCAACTCATAAAAAGAAATATGAAAAATCTAAAAGTCAATTAGATAATATTATAATAGATGGTACTGGTGCTTCATCTAGAGAGGTCTTAAAAAAGAAAAAAGAATTAGAGAATTTAGGATATAAAACAGGAATGGTATTAATATTTGTACCACCTGATGTTTCTCTTTATAGAAATATTAAAAGAGGAGATGAAGGAGGGAGAACTCTTATGCCTGCCATAATATTAAGAAGTTGGGCATCTATGTTTAATAACATAGACTTATATAAAAAAGAGTTTGGGGATAATTTTATGATATATAAGGCATTTAAAGATGAAGATATAGTATTTAAAGATTTTGATCCTGAACATCCTGAACATAAAAAAATGTTTTTTGAACCTTTTAAAGTAAAAGGCAAAGAAAAAACTCCTGAGGAAAGAGCAATCTCAAATCAAAAAATTAAAGAACTAAATACTTTAATTAGATCTCAAATTAAAAAAATAAAAGATTTAAAATTTGATGATCCATCTCAGATCAAACAAAAAATCAAAAGACTAACTAATGCGTGATTACTCAGATATAGGTAAAATAATTATAGAGCAACTTCTTTATGAAGTAAATGCAGAAACTGGTCCATGTTTTTATCCAGGCAAATTTAAACCACCTCATAAGGGTCACTTTGAAGCTGCTAAATATTTAGCAAGTCAAACTTATATTAATAAAGTTTATGTAGTAATTAGTAAAGTTACAAAATTTGG